CCTTTCCTTCTTCTGTAGCCATTTTCTGAGTTTCGCCATGTATCGTCTCTTCTTCTTCCAAGGTTTCTTGATTAAAGATCCCGAACCTTTTACCACTAAGTCTGAACGTTGTGCATCCCTTCGCCCCGCCTTTCCAGGCATCAACATAGACTTGTTTGAACTCATCATACGATACATCGTCTCCCACGTTACACGTTTTAGAACACGCTGAGTCAATGTATTTTTGTGCCATGAGTAGGACTTCGAGGTGATCTTGTACACTAATATCATTAGCAGACTTACCCTCAACTCCTTTGGAGTAAGCATAATCTTCTACACGCTCAACAATTGGACCATTAAAGGTTTGAATAGTTCTGTCATAATAATGACTAAACACTGGCTCAATACCACCACTTACGTTATCTGCACAGAGACTAATAGTTCCTGTAGGTGCAATTGAAGTAAGGTGGCTATTACGAATACCGTTCTTTTCAATAAGATTAATAACGTCTTCACTCAGTGTTTGAATAAATTTACCTGCTAGATGTTTTTCTGCGTTATACAGCGGGAACGTTCCCTTCTCTCCTGCAAGTTCAGCTGAAGTTCTATAGGTTTCGTCTCGAAGCGTCTCGAAGACGGTAGCCATCCAAGTAAGGAAATCAGCTGAACCGTATTCGAATCCAAGCATTTCCCCTGCGTTTGCGAGACCAGTAACTCCCAATCCCATCCGTCGTTTATTTCTTGCTTCATCTTCTTGTTCCTTAAGTGGGTAAATAGTACGATCAATAACGTTATCCATTGCACGAACTACTTCGTGAATATCAGCTTCAAACTGAGGATAATCAAATCCGTTTACTTCATTTACATACTTAGTAAGGTTAAATGAACCAAGTAGACAAGCACCAAACGGTGGTAGTGGTTGTTCACCACAAGGATTAGTTGCTTCAATCTTTTCGCAATAGTAGAGATTGTTCATTTCATTAATACGATCTAAGAACAATACTCCAGGCTCTGCCCAATCCCAAGTAGATTGCATGATCTCATCCCACAGTTCTACAGGATCAATCATGTTATAGACTCGACCTTCAAACTCTAATGGGAATAAACTACCTTCTTCTAGACACACCATAAACTTATCTGTAATACCTACAGAAATATTAAAGCCTGTTAGCTTATCGCTATTTCTTTTAGCACGAATAAAGTCGTAGATGTCAGGATGATCCACCCGAAGAACGCCCATCTGTGCGCCTCTGCGGTGTCCACTACTAGCAATTGTTTGACAGATAGCGTCATAGATACCCATAAAAGAAACAGGACCACTTGACTGTGACTCAAGCGATTTAATAAGATCACCACGAGGTCTAATACGACTAAAGTCATACCCAATACCACCACCACGGCGCATAGTTTCTGCTGCCTGTGTAGCGCGTAGCATAATGCTATCCATCGAGTCATCGATAATACCACTAACAAAACAGTTATAAGCAGTAGTAATCCGAGGACTACCCATTGCATTTTGTACGCGACCCGCTGGAAGGAACCTCATGTTACCAAGGATATCTTCTAGTTTATATTGATGCTCAATGCCATCGCTGAGTGCCTTTGCTATTCGTTTTACTTTTCCATCGAAGGTTTCACCTTCTAGTCGGTACTTCATGCGATCAATTTCTTCTGAAATAGGCATTGATGGGCCTACATACTCTGTGTTTCTCATGTGATATCATCCTATATTTATAGTGAACGTTTTTCCCCTTATAGGGCGTTTTTTACACTACGCATACGGGCGACAAGTCTTTCTGCTCTGTTAGTTACTTGCTGATACCATCTACTATCAACCATCTCTACTGCAGCTCGATGCCAATCACCGACATCTACCGCTGCCTTCATACCTTTGAACTTGCTTAGCCGAGGATACCCCATGTTAAACATCATATTGGCAATAATTAGCTGGACTTCTTCAGGCAATACGCTAAAGTTGGAGTATAGGCGTGAACACTCCGATAACACGGTTTCAACATCTTTAACGAAACACTCATTAACTCTGTCTTCTGAGACAGGTGTGCCAGGTGCTTGTCCATACTCAGGATCGCTATCGAGAATAAGATGACCAATACCGAAAGTAGGGAGGTTAAGGTGATCCAAGTAGATTTCATACTTACATCCTTCATCGATCTTAAGTTCCTCTCTAAGCTGCTCTATATTCATTTAGCTTTTCCCTTAACCTTTTCAAATGTTCTAAGTCCACCAAGACCAAGCATACCCATAAGTACAGTCATAAGTGTTTCCATTTCAAATTCAGGCAAAGTAGGAATTTCTACAGCAAACCAACTAACAAAGAATAGGGTTATAGGTAAACCTACGAAGTGCCAAAATAGTGCAATGCCACATGTCCACCCGATAAAAGGTCTCCAACCCGCTACAAACATATTACGGCTAGCCGCTTCTGCTTTGTTTATTTCTAGTTGTCCTTTAGCTAACTCTTGAGCGTGTCGTTCACCCATAGTAGCTAGCTCATGAGCAATCCTAGCCTTTTCATCTGCATCAGGAATAAACTTATCTAGTAGTCCTGTTACTGGACCAATTAAAGCTTGTATCATATACCAGTGCCTCCTTCTGATAACTTACATTTAAATGCCTGTGGATTAAAATCAGGCATAGTTAAGATTGAGTCTCTCATTTCTTCTGTTCTTTTAATACAACTACTACGAGTTATATACGGTCCTCTTGTATCTACAAACTCATAACATTCATTAGGGTTTGAGATAAGACACGCTAATACTAGTGCTTCAAACATAATTAACTCTTATGTTCGTGTCCCATCCAAATTCCAAAGACACCTGTCATAACTCCCATAACTACAGATACGAAAGCTGATTGAGCACCAGTTGGATTATCTAATAGCATGAACCACTCAGCACAACGCCAAGACATTATTGTTGATGCAAGCATCATAAGACGTGGAAGTATTTTCCACTTAAGAAAAGTTTCTACTGTCATTTAGAGTACCACCGTAAATAAGAAAATAAATAATCCTATTGTAGCAACAATAACTGTTCCTATTAGCGCTACTTGTTGTATAGTTTCAATCATTTCAGATTGTCTTTGCAACGCTTCTCTACGGGCTTTAGCTGCAGCTTCCTTAGCTTCTTGAATGCGTCTTGCTCGTTCATCCACAATACCTTTCCAGGTACCAGGACCAAACCGCATATCTACCATAGTAGCTATTTCCTGCATTTTTTCTTTAGCAATACGAGCATCTATTACTTCTCTAGCTACGTTATCAACTCCGAATTGATCACTTAGCCCTGAAGCAGATGCTTTTTTGTTTCTAGTTTGTTGTACTTGTTTCTCACCAGCAAAGAGGTTATCAATGTGTCCTGCAATATCACTAATATCATTTGCGGTATTGATCGCGCTCTTAATGCCATCTACGGCACTTTTAACAAGCGCAATTCCTGCTAGTGTTTCTGCTATCATTAGTACACTTTTACACTCCTGGGGTCAACCCGTTTAGGAATACAGTATACCGTAACTCTGTCTTTAGGATCAGTAAACTGACTACTGACATAGTTACCATATCGTTTAGCTAGTTGGGAAGCGAAGTAGTTACACCTATCAATAGAGTAAAAGTACATATCGTTACTGATAAGTGTTCTACTATCGCCAGTTCCCAAGTACGCCATTAATAAAAAGGCGTGTATCATAACTTCATTAGTAATGAAGCCGCTAGTCCAACCATTACTATGGTTGAACCCATTATCATTGCTTCAAGCCTCCACATACGTTTATCTAACATCGATAATTGATTTTCAACGTTAGCATAACGAATAGCGCATTCTTTTTCGTGTGCTTCTAATTCCATAGCAACACGAAGTTCTGGGGTGATTGACTGTTCTAGGTTCATCAGCCAGCCTCTAATACTGCAATACGCGCTTCTAATTCTTGAACAGTTTTTACTAACAATGGTACTAATCTAGAATGATCTATTGATTGATAAGCAGGGTTTCCATCTGAATCCACTGCGTCTTTTTCACCAATTACAGCATCCGGCACAACTTCTTGAACCTCATGCGCTAAAAACCCACTGATGGTTTCATTAGGTTGAGTGTTAAAATTAAACCTAACAGGGTTAAGTTGTTTTAGCTTTGCAGTACCTTCCCAATTTGATGTGATATTATTTTTTAAACGGTAATCTGATGATGTAGCGTAAGCAGTGTACGAATCTCCATTTGTATAAATTCTTCCACACTGACCAGCACTAGCTATAAATGATATGAAATTGCCAGAGTTATTATATGTTCTTCTCACAACCATAGTTGTGCCAGTGCTTGAAATAAAGTCAGCGGCTGTACCACCACTATTAGTAGTTGTCACAAAACTTGAACTTAGGTTTGATGGCCCTGCAACATTTGTTAGTCCAGAACCATCCCCTGTCACCGCCGTTGCAGCCAGTGTCCCTGTTACAGATACGCCAGTTGCGCTGGTGGCGAGTTTTAGAGCGTTGTTATGAAATAGGTTGACTGCACCACCGGTAATGAACTGCGCTTTGTTCTGAGTAACAGCAGCATCGGTCAATGCTATAGTGCTATCTGCGCCAATATAAAGCGACCCAGTTGCACTTTCTGTTAAGTAACTGTCAGCCCCATCGTGGTAAATCTGCAAGTCAGACCCAGCACCAAAGATGGCTTTGTCGTTGTCGCCTAAATTTAAATTACCGCCTAGTGTTAAGTTTCCAGTAATATCACCATCACCATCAATGTCTAAACTATCAGCTTGCAATTCACCTGTAATGTCTACACCATCAGACTTTGTTGTTAGCTTTAGGTTGTTATCATAACGCAATGCTACTGGGCCATTTTCGGTAGCAGTAATCATAAACTCACCAGTTGAGCCGTTAATAGATACTGTGCTTCCGGTAATAGCATTGCCATTAACATCAAGGTCACCGCCAAGCTGCGGGGTAGTATCATTTACTACATCACCCGCAGGAACATTATCTAACGCCCCTGCAACAATATCTCCATTAGCATCAACTAGATTTGCAATATCTCTTGCTTTAGTCATTCAGCACCCCCAGCTAGTTCAACAGCCTGTGCTTCAACCTCTGCTTGTCGCACTGCTGCGGTCTTTACAACATCATTGTCGAAGGCAAAAGCAACTATAGCTTCTCTTGTTGCTGGTACTTGGAGGCCGTTGTCGAGACAATGCTGGACTGTTAGCTGCACGATTTCATCATTAGCAATTCTTGCACGATTAGTTACTGCGTTCTCAGCCCACTCTTGCGGAGACAATGCAACGTATTCTAGACCCTTATACTGGGTGTCTGTCAGTTCGATTTGTATTGTTTGTGTCATTGTTTTTACTCCGTTAAATTAGCTTACTAAGTGTCCAGAAAACTGGCACTCATTAGAACCGCCGTAGTATTGAGTACCGTTCCCTTGGAATAGCACCTCTATATAATCATTTGCATTTAACTCAACTAATGCACTAACCGAACAAGGTGAATAATGGGCGACCGCTTGCGCTTGAGCATATGAATATGCGACTTGGCTACCATTCCTCCTTATTTCTACTTGTGCCCATAAATTACTACCATTTGAGTAAACAAAACCAATATGAGCGTGAAGCGCATAGATTCCCGCTATTGGGGCTGTAAACCTATTTGTGCCTGTTGAAAAATGCGAACCAATATTATGCTTTACGCTAGGAAAGGGAATTGGTGATGTTGTTGTGTAAGTTGAGTTATTGCCTGTAGCCCTAAAGCTAGTTTGATACGGCATCGTAACACGGCCTGAATTGTCGATACGCATCCGTTCTGCGTTTACAGTGTGAAATGTTAAGTTTTGAGACCCGCCATAATGGCCTATTCGCAATTCGTCACTGGCGTTGATGCGTTTTATTTCCCCATAATAAGTGCCGTTGTCACCAATTCTCAACGTGCCTTCATTACTTGCCGCACCTACTGTTAGGGATGCGGTTGGCGAAGCAGTCCCCACGCCCACCCGATTGTTCGTGCTGTCAACGTAAAGCGTGTTGGTGTCAACGGTGAGGTTGCCGGTAACTGCAATATTAGTATCCAGTTTTGCAGAGGTTACAGCATTGTTACCTAGTTTATTTGTAGTAATAGCACCATCGGTAACACTTCCAACGTCTAACACATCACCAAGAGCCACAACAAAGTCAATGCTGTCGCTAGCTGTCAGTGCGCTGTCAAAGATAAGGTTACTACCTGATACTGTAAACGAATCTTGTGGAGCTTGAATAACACCGTTAAGAGACACTAATAAATGATTAGCAGTCTCAGGATAGTATGCCGCAGAACCTAGCGTAAGAGCGTAGGTTGCCGTGGCAGAGGCAGTCAGGTTGTCCAGCTTGTGGAACCCGCCGCCTACTGGAGATTTTCCTATGTAGGGCATTATGCTAAGTCTCCATGAAGATTGCAGAAAACACTAGAAATATCAAATGACCTTGAACCTGCGCCTGCATTTTCTAACCAACTGTCAATTTCTACAGTTGTAGTAGCAAGTGACTTGGGCATAACAATTGAAGACTGGTCTCCACTAATTCTAGTAGCACTGCCAGTTACTGGATAGTCAGAACCGGAAAGATTAGAAGTAAACGTAAGTCGTGTATAACCGTTTCCTAAATCTGAAATTGAGGAAACATTAAATGAATCACGAATTACGGTTGGCCCGCTTCCATTAAAATTTACCCACATCTTCGCCAAACCTTGCACAAGATTAGTCGTGGCTGCCCCATCCTCAGATGTAACGGCAACTGTATTTGCAAAGGGTGACGTTAAACCAGCACCTGTTACAGTGCCGGTGAACGCAAAGGTATCAGACAGATTAACGCCTTCAGATTGTACTTTAATAAGTGCCATTAGTCTGCCTCCTGTATTGTTAGTGTTCCAGCTTCTACCTGACGCATGATTTCCGCGTAGTGACGGTTAGCTGGGTCTAGGGGTACGGACATTTCGGTGCCGTTAACAACAATTTTAATGCCTCTGTTTTCACCATCAACAGACATATATTGCGCTGATGTAATGTTTATACTATCCATATCTATAACTCCGCATCCGCTGACCACTGACCGCCAACATAAGATGTGCCGCCACTTTGAACATAGTAAGCACTATTATCGAAAGGCCCAAAAGTTCCACCTTCAGAGGCAGTCCAAGTATTGCCTAGTCTTGTCATAGTAGGTGCTGCTCTTTTCAAAACAACAAAACTTCCGGTTATTACAGTCGTGTCTATCTGAACAATTCTTCCATACTCATAATACCGCTGACACCTAGCCAACTCATCGCCAAAGCTACGGTGTTCAAACGGCGTGGCTGTGTCGCCTACTTCTAGCTGGACGCCTGTCAGATAAAAATTATCTGAAGTGCTGTCTATTAAATTTACTACGTGACCATCAGCAAAGTCATTGCCAGCATAGGCTTTCCAAGAAGTATTATCTATTCCTGTATAACTTGAACCAGCCGCTAAAAGCCAGTATATACGCAGCCCTTCAGTATTCACGTTATCAATTATACCTGTAGTATCACCAGCAAATGTTATAATTTTTTGTTCCCAAGTGTTTGCTGATGATATCGTATA